CCAGAGCCCGAACCAGAGCCCGAACCAGAGCCCGAACCAGAGCCCGAACCAGAGCCCGAACCAGAGCCCGAACCAGAGCCTGTGCCTGTGCCTGTGCCCGTAATAGTTGTTCCTGAACCTGTTCCGCCAATTGTTGCAGTTGTTGGAAGATCTGTTATGCTGGTAGGTTTAGTAAGTGTTGTTGGGGTTGTTGCTGTTGCTGCTGTTGCTGCGGCGGCGGCTTTTTGCGCTTGCACTAAATCGTATCTTGCATCAACTTCATTTTTGGACAAGCCTGTAATAGCAGCCATTTGCCCGGTACTAAGATTGTTTTTGTCCATGTACGCGGCCCATTGTGGGTCATTGGCAAAAGGCGTATTTGCAGGCGCTTGTCCTAGTTGGCTTGCTTCATTTTGTGCTGCTACCGTTTGACTATAGTCTTGGCTGGCAACACCAGTACTAACACCCAAAGCCTGTGCTATTTGCCCTACGGATACGCCGTATTTTTGCATTTCTTGCTGAAGCTGGTTATATCCTCCACCACCGGGAGCCATTGCAGCTTTGTACGCAGCAGCAATTTGATCGTTATTAATATTGGGATTACCTGTATTGGCAAATGAATTAATAGGCAAATTGTTGGCTGGTGTCGAAGTCACTGCGGGCGATGCCGTTGTTGTGGGCATTACAGGCGATGTTGTATCTACGCTTGAAGTAGGAGTTGAAGAAGCTACTGTGGGTGTATTCGCAAGGGCTTGTACTGCTGGCCCTATGGGCTGAAGTCCGCTTCCAGAGGTTGTGGGTATGTTTGCTTGTGTCGTGTTATTAGCAAGTGCTTGTACTGCGGGGGCTACAGGTTGCAAGCCCCCTTCAGTATTTGTAGCTGTGCCCCCTTGTGGAACACCCATATCATTGTATGTGGGGTTACCGTTCTCGTCAGCACCGCCATCAGGCACTAGTAAGTGACCATTGCCCGCAATATAACCACCTTCAGGAACGCCGCCATCAGCGTAGCTACGATAGCCGTGTACAGCACCTCCGTTAGCCAAAGCAACTAAGCCTCCAGTAGCTCCATAGACGGGAGCACTTACTGGTTGATTGGCATTATATTGTGCAGCGCAATATATTCCTGTTGTGGTCATCTGACCCGTGTATGGGTTGTATATTTTTTTAACAATTTGACTTGGCGATGCTGCTGGGGCATTTAATTTTTGTGGTGTTGCGGCTGCTTTTAGTCCTGCCATAGCCAATGCGCCAATACCCAGTTGTGTGGGTAAGGTGGCGTCTTTATACTGTTGCCACAAGCTAGCACTTTGAACAGGGGTTTTTGTATTGGCAGAAAGCGGATTGTTTGCTACTTGCCCAGCAGTAGCGGGATTGTCAATTATTGGTTGCCCACTTTCAAAATTATAATTAGAAGCATTTGCTCCTGCGGGCATGTAGTTATACCCTCCTCCTGGAGTTACAGGAGACGCTGAATAACTGGGCGATCCGGGAATGTTCTCTACGTTTGTTGGAACATGAGTTTCAACAGGCGCTCCACCGGGAACTGTTGTACCAATTAAATCTTGATATGCACTAGCGCCGCCATAAGCGGCCAAGCCTGCTTGCAAACCTTTACCCAAATTGCCCGTGGTTAGTGCTGAAATACCGCCAATACCTGCGGCAACAGTACCCGCAGAACCTAATCCAGGAATAGTCAACTCAGGAGGAATACCATACGCCATTGCAGCGGCTGCCAAAGCCATGTCAGCAATAGGATTGTTTGCAATTGTATGGCCGAGGCTGCTCAAGCCACCTGATATATTGCCAATTGGGTCTGATAAGAAGCTCATGATTGCTCCGAGAATAAGTTAAAGTTTACCATTTACACAGCCTCACCGCCACTAGCAGTTACCGTTAATCCTGTGCTACCGCCTTTTACCTGAATTGTTGCTCCGGGCAATAAAACCTGAACGCCTGCGTAAGAAAGAGTTGCGTTGGCCGCCACCGACAGCCCGTAATAAAGCGCATTGCTTGAGCTTGCTGTTCCTGCGTTTGGCACTAGTGACACAAAAATTGTCACTGCACTGCCTGTTGTATTGCAAATATCAATCTGTTTAACGTATGTGCGTGTGTTGGCAGGCACGGTATAAATTGTTGTGTACGAAGTTGTAACGGCTGCCTGGCCGAGTAAATTAGGGGTGACGTTTTGGTAATTGGACATTAGACCCCCAGCCACAACAAAGTTTGACTAGACGATAGCTGGGACAAAACAGCCGCATTTGATGCATTCAACTGATTAAAATACAAGCGAAAAACGTTATTGAGCTTGTCCATATACTGACGATCATAGTCATCGGGTGCAAGCGGTAGATTGGGTACGGCTGGGTTTGCTGGTATGGTCATCTTCTTCCATCCGGTCTAATGTCAAAACGTACCGCACCCAACTGCCATGTTGTGCCAACTTGGTTGGACTCCATTCGGAATATGAGTTGTCGGCCTCGAATCCTTGTGTACACAATACCTGTGAACTTGTCTGTAACAGTGTAGCTAGAACCTTGATATGTCACAGTATCCACATTGCCAGTACCTGTGCCAGAACCTGAGTTCTGTAGTGGGTATAGCGTCATTGTGACTTGTGGTGTTGTACTCGCTGTGTTTGATCCTGCAAACGTGACATCGGGCAACATCCGCCACACAAATGAGAAATGATCCCCTGCGTTAATATCAAATTCAGAAGATTGAATATAAGCATCAATAGGGGCAGGAGTACCAGTAGAGTTATCATCAACACCACTTTCTTGATTTAAAAGCATGCCTGTCTGCGTGCTTGGATTGTAACTAGCGCCAATTGGATTGGACTGTAGCGTTGTATCTACCCAAGCAGAACGATTCATTGTGCCGTAGTACCAGACTCGTTCAACATAGTTGTACACAACATAGTTGTTACATTGGGTATCTGAGCCAGAACAGTAGAACCACCAGACTTCATTAAAGCCTTCAGTTGTGCTGCAATAGACTTGTTGATTTTGTTGGTAGTTAATATTCTGGAATACAAAGCGGCGCAGGTCGCATTCAAGCGTCTGCACACGACCATCGTACATATAGAACTTATCAATCCCCATCCAATACACCACGCCTGAAGCAAGCACAGCGGCATTGGGGCCAATAATAGAAATGTTTTCACTAAGAAGCTGCACGTTCCATATAAATGGTGGCCCGACGTATTGCATAGAATACACAGCTTGGTCAGTCAAAACTACCAATTCTTGACGCGTTTGAACAACCGTGACGATGTAAGAGCCGTGCGACAAACGTACACTACCCGCTTGGTTAGTAATATCTGGATACCAAACTAAGGGATTACCCTGATCTGACCAACGAATTAAAAGTGGATCAAGTACATTGGTTTGGTATGCGTTTGCGCCAAAAGTAATAATGAAGCGTGAAGAATCAGAAACAACCAAGTAATCTTGAAAGATTGGTACGTCTCCAAGAACCGCTATAGATTGTGTGCCAGAGCCATTGCTGCTTGTGGATATGGCCAAGCCTCCGGGCGTTGCAGACACGCTAAAAGAAGACCCCAGTGCCGCAGTCACATAATAAGTAACACCTGTTACCAAACCTGTTGGCAAAGAACCCGTCGTAGCAAACACAACAGAACTGTTATTGGGCAAAACAACTGAACTAGAGATAACGGCTGGAACACCAGTTATTGAAGAATTTGTAATCGTTATTGTGCCGCCAAGAGAATTAAGCAAAACCCCGGGATTGTTAAACCCGTTTGCAACAGGTTGCCAGTAATATATTCCGCCACCTCTGGGGCCGTACAAAAGGTTTTCACCAAAGTTAAAAGCGTTCCATATTTGAAGACTTGTTTTAGTTGTACCGCCTGTTCCCCAGACACCTTGCCCCCAATATCCTGCGCCCCAACCGTTAAACGGCACTTGGAATGCTGACCCAGTATTAAGTTGGTATGTTGCAGTAACTGTGCCACCACCGGGTGAACCCGCCGCGTCAGAAGCATTGGCTGTTGCGGTAGCCGTGAACGTGAATGCATTCGGTGAGGTAACCGTTATTTGGTACTGCTTATTCAGTACCGCAGAAGTAATGTTGCCACCCAAGCCAGTAGCGCCACTAAAGGTCACAAAATCCCCAGTCAAAGCGCCGTGTGCCGTTGCTGACACAGTTATGGTTGCTGAACTGGCCGTAGCGGTAAAGGGATTTGTTAGTGTAGTAACAACGCGTACAGGCGTGATGTCGTAATAGTTTGTGCCGTAGCTAACGTAAAACTTTAAATTTGTACCAACACCAATTAAGTTCTGGTTACTAAGCGTATACCAGTTCCATAGCGTGCGGCAAACGCCTTGGAATGAATAAGAAGAGTACTGCGTCCAACCGCCAATTTTCTCAGGCATGCCTTGGCGAAACCTAATTTTGTCGGACTGATACCAACCACCCTCAGTGTAATACTGGGTGTTCTCTCGATTAACGCCTGCTCTGAACTGTGGTTTGATAAGTGGCATGATATCAAATTAAGCGCCCAGAACGGCAAGCGCATGTTGAGTCAGTTTAACGCGTTCCTCAAGCCCAAATGTACCGCCGTTGATGCGTTTTGTCAATCCTGTCCAGTTTTCCGTTTCAGCCAAATCATTGCATCCATGCGTCTTCCAAAACCACCCAGCAGATAGGGCGGCGTACATAGGACTAGCAACAAGTTGCGGGTTCATCACAAAATCCTGACCCACTGCTTGTCCGAAGTGCCAGTAGTTATCATGAAATGTGAGCTGGATACAGCCTCGTCCGTGGAAGCGATGCCCATCTCCTGACGCCTCATCTCGATTGCCGTTTCTATTGGCGTAAATTCTGTTGGCAATCTTCTCAGGTTTATGGGCATAAAGCTCAATTTCTTCCGGCTTGAACTTGTGTCCAAAGAGTTTTTGAAGGGTTTCGGCTCGATAGTTGAGGTTTTCTTCCAGTGTTTTGAAATGGTTGCACTCGTGAGAGCACTGTCCAATAAAAGCTGCTTGTTTCTTGACATCGTTTACCCCAAACGTAGCAAAGGTTGTAGTCAATGGCTCAGACCATTCAGGCCCAATACCAAGCGCATGTAGCTTCTCAGGGCTTAACATTGACTGTCTCCCTTACTTTGTTGTAGGTGTCGATACAGGCGTTGAGTTGGGTGATGGCGATGTCCCCGTCTGCTGCGATGGCTGCAATATCTTTAATAGCCTGTCGCTCAGATTGGCTGTCATTGGTTGTATTTCCGCTGGTAGCTCCGGCATCTGCACTGGCTTGAACGGGACAACTGGAGGGGAGGCGCAACTTGTTACTGTCCACGAGAGCAGTAAGATTATCTTGTTTCGCTTTAACATCAT